GCAAAATATACAGCTATGCGCCATGAAGACACACCACTAATTCGAACCTGGATAGATCATTACAAAGTTTCTCAGATGATCAAAGATTATAAAGATAAAGGTTTACTTTCTTTTATCTTCGAACACAAAGCTCTAGTTCTGTGTGCCGGAATATTAGGTATAGTTACCATTACAGCCTTAGGTATAAAACTATACAAATTCTTAAATCCACAAAATGAATCAAATTCAGCAGACGACGAAGACGATCCTGATAGTTCACATTATCGAGACATCGCTCATTTAAAGAGTGGTTATAGAACTGCTCTTGTCAAAGGAGATCGACAAGCTTTAGTTAACATTCACCATCAAGCAAGACAAGAAGGACTATCTGAAAAACTCAATCAATGGGAACACGCTTTTAGATCAAATTCATATTTAACAAGACCAAAAAGTGAAATTGAACTTATGATTAGAGAAAGCGTTAGTAATCAAGACTTGGACAGCCTATAATTCTTTATCAGATTTGACCCTGATACTGTTAAAGCTGTATTAGCAAACAAATCTAACATGCTTTCAGTTCGAGAAACTTCACATCAAATGCCAACTCTTCCACAAGTATGGATAGATAAACTTAGAAAGAACTATGTCTTAATTATAAACCCCACAACATACGCAAAAGTGTATGCCTTGGGATTACAAGACAAAACAGCAGCTACAGTATCTCACATTTTCCATAAAGTTGGAGAACGCTGTATTGTTCAAAGTGATGGAAAGCAGTATGAAGGAGTCTGTACCGCATTACATCGTGGTCGAGATATGGCTATGATACAAGCAACTGATAAAACTTTTCCTAATTTTAGGAATATAACTGGTTACTTAGTGTCACATCAAGAATTCGACAAATTTTCAACGGCTTGGTTTATTAGACCAACTGACAAGCCACTGATCTATTCAGCAGCTACTCGTTTTAGAGGTAGAAGTGCTTTTACAATGACTGACGCAAATAATCCATTATACACATTAAATCACGACTTTTGGGAATTCCATCTCATTGGTATGAAGGATTTAACTAGTACATTTTCATCAGGAGATTGTGGTTTCCCATTAATAGCAATGCATGATAATGAATGGAAGATAATAGGGCTTCACAATTCCATCAATGGTATAAGCTCTACTGGTTTCTTTTCATCAATCGCTACTGAAGATTTAAGTAATGTGGCTAACTCAACATCAAATAAAGTACCACACATTTTAGATCCAGATACAGGATACGTCTTAGATTCATCAACTTTTAAAGCTCTTACAGAAGGAGAATGGCACGATTCTAAGTACGCCGGAGTTTCCCCTCTTCAAATTATAGGGAGAAAACCTGAACTTCACACCCATTCAAGTCCAAAACATAAAAAGAAGTACATCAGAGTTTGTGAAGGTATATTAGAATGCGAAACATTACCGAGTGCGTTGGATACAACGAACGTAAAAGACACATCTAAATTAATAAAGGATAAAAATGGCGAAATTTACCCACTTTTCACACAATCTGTAAAATACACCAAGAAAACATCAACATATGGACACTTTGATCAGGAGATTTTAGAACACGTCCAAGAATGTATTAAACAATATTATGATATGCATTATGGTGACCCTATCCAATTAAGGATAAGGGAAGTTATAAATGGCTTTGAGAATGTTCAACCATTCGATATGACTACATCAGCTGGACCTAAAATGAAGAGAGATTATGGAATAAATGTTAAAATTCCAAAGACTGGACAACCTGACGTATTATTCACAAATTGTAACGCCCACGATCCACAGAAGAAACCATTCTATGTCATTAATACAAAAACAAACGCTGGAAATTCCCTTATGCAAGATTATCATCATTACATGAGTGCTATTGAATCTGGAGATCCGATTTTACTCGTTATAAAGGACAACGCTAAAGTAGAATTATTACCTAAAGAAAAAGTAGAAGAAGGGAAGGTCCGTTTGTTTAATGAAATGGATTTAAGTGTTAACATGGTCCTTAAGAGTTATTTTGGCGGATTTTTAAACACCATTATAGCTAAACATCATGAATGCATGTACACTATTGGCTTTAACCCATACAAGGAAGCTACGCTTCATATGTTAGATTTTAATCTAATAGATGGCATCGTGGTTAGTTCGGACTTTAGTGGCTTAGATAAATCATTTCCAAAAGAACTCATTACCGGATTTGTAGAAGCAGTGTCACGCGGGAAATGGAATAAAAATATAGAAACAGCACTTAGTAAGACTTTAACATACACTTACCATAGTTTGAATGGGCACATATACCCAGTCGATTGTGGTAATGAGTCTGGATCATATGTAACAACCATGATCAATTGCTATGCTGTTCATTTTGTAAATTGGTACACATTTACTAGAAAATGGAAGGAAACATATAATATCATGCCAAGTTTAAAAGATTTTGAAAATAACTTCTGTCAAAAAATACTTGGTGATGACTGTATCAGGAAAATATCATACCGGTTAAATATGACTTTTGATGACTTAGCAAAAGATGCAGCTTTATTCAATCTTATATTGACG